CACCAGTTGGATAAACGATTGCCTATTCCTGCAAAAACAAAAACCTGCGTTCCCCCAAATAAAAACCAGAACTAAGAACCGCGGGCCGTTAGCTCTTGCATAGCGTGGCCTGTAGCGGTTCCGACTTTATATAGGTTCCTTAACTGTTTATCTTGTACTACTTAGAACCGACCTTTTATTTTCTGCAGTACTATCAAAGGTATTTTATTGCATAGGCTAACTAATGAGATCTAAAGAAATTGATAGAATTTTTAATATGTAAAGTAACGCTATCTAGAATAGATTATTATTTCGGAGGCAGCCGAAAGTTGGCAGAGACAGCCTGGGCGGGGCCTGTAGCGGTAAAAAGGGCCTATAGACCCTAAGAACTACCCTCAGAAAGCCCCACCGCCCCCCAACGCACCCAAAAGTTTCGCGCTGGCCGGGCAACCCTATACATTGTAATCCGCACAAATAATCCCACGCATTTCTCAAATCCACAAAAGGTTGACAGGCCCAAAAATATACTTTAGAATCTAGGTTACTAGATTCCGCTAGACAACCCCCACCCCCCTAAATACCAATACCCACCCCCTAAGTTTACAAAAGGCAATCCAAAAAAATATTTCGCAAAAATTTGTCAAAACCAAGAAGGTACGTTCTCCCCCCAAACTAAAAATCCAAGAAGGTACGTTCTCCCCCCAAACTAAAAATCCAAGAAGGTACGTTCTCCCCCCAAACTAAAAATCCAAGGGAACACTTGCAACACCCATAAAAGAATCCTATACTCCAAGCATAAGCTGCAAATAAATACCAAAGGTGTACAGCGACACATGAACGACACTAGTCAAAACGTAATTATCCCTTGCGTAGAAAACGATATCCCTATCCCTAAAAATGCTAAAGAAGCGTTACCAGATATTCCTGTGCAAGAAGAACTCACAATGCGAGCGCAGACAATAAAGCTAGTCAGTGATTTAGCAGACGAAAACATAGAACCTACTACAGAAAACATGGAGCACGCAGAAAGCTTGGCAAAAGAAATGATGGTTAACCCAGAGTTAAAACCTGAGTTCGGTGAATATCCCAACGAAACAATTGCCTACCTCGCAGGTCTAGTATCACAGACTAGTCACATGGTGGCTAAAGACCTAGCTGATATTAAACTTTCTGTTGTCAACGGACTCCTACAAGAAGCAGCGATGGCTAAGACATCACGAGAAAGAATATCTGCTTGGAGTAAGATAGGTGAGATTGATGGCATCGATGCATTTAAGAAGAAAACAGAGATTACCCACATTACCAAGAGCGGTGAAGAGTTAGAGAAAGAACTAAAAGAAACAATAGAATCACTAAAAAGCAAAGTTATTAATGGGAAACACGAAGTAATAAACGATGATTAGTGTTGAGGATCTAGAACTACTACAAAACGCGCTACCAGATATGCCGGAGAAAGAACGGCAGAGAAGTCTGACTCTTTTGCAACAGTATCAGAAAGAGGTAACGCAAGAACAAGGCAAAGCAAACTTCCTAGATTTTATCCAACACGTTTATCCTGATTATAAAATAGGAGCACACCATGCGAGATTGGCTAAGTTGTTTGAAGAAATTGCTGAAGGTAAAAGAAAAAGGGTTATTGTTAACATCGCACCTCGTCACGGGAAGTCAGAACTTATATCATACTTGGCTCCCGCGTGGTTTTTGGGTAGACACCCTGCGAAAAAGATTATCATGGCTTCGCACACTGCGGATCTGGCTGTTAACTTCGGCCGTAGGGTTCGAAATTTGGTTGGTTCTGATCCGTACAAAGACGTATTCCCGAATGTATCACTTCAAGCAGACAGCAAATCCGCTTCTCGTTGGGGTACTAACTTTAATGGTGAGTATTTTGCAATTGGTGTTGGTGGCGCTTTGGCTGGTAGGGGTGCCGATCTATTCATTATTGACGACCCGCACTCAGAGCAGGATGCAAAGCTTGGCAAGTCTGATGTTTTTCTCCCTGCATGGGAATGGTTTCAGTCTGGTCCGTTACAGCGCCTTATGCCTGGTGGTGCTATTATTGTTGTTATGACTCGATGGTCTAAATTAGACCTGACAGGACAGATAATAAACCAAATGGTTAAGAATGATGACGTAGATGACTGGGAAGTTGTAGAGTTTCCTGCGATTTTAGAAGATAAACAAGGAGAAGAGGTATCATTGTGGCCAGAGTTCTGGCCCATAAAGGAATTACAGTCTAGAAGAGCTTCGATTGACATAAGATATTGGAACGCGCAGTATATGCAGAACCCGGTATCGGAAGAAGGCGCACTAATTAAGCGTGAATGGTGGAATATATGGGAACAAGACGATCCACCACCCTGTGAATTTATAATAATGACGTTAGATGCGGCGCAGGAAGCCAATAATAGAGCGGATTACAACGCATTAACCACTTGGGGTGTCTTTTATAACGAGGAAGTTAACAACCATAACATTATTTTGCTAAATTCAATCAAACAGCGACTAGAGTTCCCTGAATTAAAGCAAATGTGCCTAGAAGAGTACCGTGAATGGGAGCCTGATGCGTTTATTGTAGAGAAAAAGTCTAATGGTGCAGCTTTATACCAAGAATTTAGGCGAATGGGTATTCCCGTAGGTGAGTTTACACCAGGCAAAGGACAAGATAAAATAAGTAGGGTGAATGCTGTGTCTGATTTGTTTCATGGTGGAGTTGTTTGGGCGCCAGATAGACGCTGGGCACATGAAGTTATAGAGGAATGTAACGATTTTCCTAGTGGAGCTAACGATGACTTGGTAGACTCCACTACTTTAGCACTTGCTAGATTTAGGCAGGGCGGATTTATTAGATTACCGAACGATGAAGAAGAAGAAAGACAGGTCTTCAGAGGTCGAGCACACAAAAGATTATACGCATTATAACTAAGGTTTAGTAATGAAATACCCAAAAGGTACAAAACAAAACCCATATAAAGGTTTACGTGAACTTAGAGGTTCTGGCGTATATTATAGAGGCCGTGACGCTATTAATGAAGTACAAAAACGTTTAGATAGAGAACTGTCACCGGAAGAAAAAAGAATTATAGAACTAGAAGGGTTTGTAGATGCATATTACCTAGATGATCGAGATGTTTTAACTAGGGGTGTAGGACAAACAAACAAGTATGCCGAAGGTAAAAACTCTTTAAGTGGTTTTAGCAATGCATATCAACAACACGCAAAAGATTTAAAGGCCCTACCCGGTATGGGTAATTATGATAGTTATTCTCCGGAACTTAGACAAGAGTTAATGGCTGCTCACTATAGAGGGGACTTAGGACAAAGTCCTACTTTTAGAAAATTATTGTCTTCTGCAGAAACGCCAAGAGATTATGATGTTGCGGCAAAAGAGTTTTTGAATAATGAAGATTATTTACGCAGACTAAAAAGCGGTGGAGATGGTGTTACTGATAGATTTAAAGCTGTTGTAAGAGCGTTAAAAAACGAACCAAGATATAATAATACAGCTGCTCGTACTGGAGCTTCTCGTACAGTAGAAGAATTAGCACAACTAATTAATAAACCCCTTCAAGGCAATAATAAAATAATAGATTAACAAAGGAAAGACTAATGGCTGATATTGACAAAGGATTATACCAAGCACCCAAAGGGATGGAAGAACTCGGCGAACAAGAAACCGCCATTGAAATAGAGATTGAAGATCCTGAAGAGGTCAATATTAAGATTGGTGATATGGAGATAAACATTGATCCTGATCGTATGCCTGAAGATGAGTTTTCAGCGAACCTTGCGGAAGAACTCCCAGAACAATACCTAGCAGAACTTTCTTCAAATCTACTGAGTGATTTTTCTAATGATATTAACTCAAGAAAAGATTGGCTAGAAACTTATGTTGACGGTCTTGAATTACTAGGTCTTAAAATAGAACAAAGAAGTGAGCCTTGGGAAGGGGCTTGCGCTGTATATCACCCACTCTTATCTGAAGCACTCGTTAAGTTCCAAGCAGAAACTATGATGGAGACATTCCCTGCAGCGGGACCTGTTAAGACTTCTATTATTGGCAAAGAAACACCAGAGTGTTTAGAAGCTGCAGCTCGTGTACAAGAGAATATGAACTATCAGCTCATGGATAAGATGCCTGAGTATCGCCCAGAGCATGAAAGAATGTTATGGGGTCTTGGCCTTGCAGGTAATGCGTTTAAGAAAGTTTATTATGATCCAGCACTACAACGTCAAGTATCTGTATTCGTTACTGCTGAAGATATGGTTGTGCCTTACGGTGCATCTAATCTAGAAACAGCAGAGCGTGTTACTCACGTAATGCGAAAAACTAAACAAGAACTACACAACCTACAGCAAATGAACTTTTATCGTGACATTGAGCTAGGTGATCCTGGCTACGATCTTGATGAAGTAGAGAAAAAGATTGCTGAACAAATGGGTTTCGATGCGACTAATGATGATCGCTATAAGATTCTAGAAATGAATGTTGATCTTGATCTGGAAGGGTATGAAGATGAAGACGATGGTGAAAAGACAGGGATAGCTCTACCTTATGTTGTAACTATAGATAAAGGTACAACTGAGATCCTAGCTATTCGCCGTAATTGGAAACAAGAAGATAATTTAAAAACACGTAGACAACACTATGTTCACTATGGGTATATACCCGGATTTGGTTTCTACTGTTTTGGTTTAATACATCTCGTTGGGGGGTTTGCGAAATCAGGGACTATGCTCCTTCGTCAACTTGTCGATGCTGGTACACTCTCTAACCTGCCCGGCGGATTTAAAGCTAGAGGACTT